AGGTGATCGCTCAGTATATTCACCGGCTACTTTCGATGAGCCTTGTCCTTTTATGGAGAAGTACCAGGAGCTCAACAGTTCTAAGGATGAGGACGATAAGAAGTTGGCGAAGAAACTGGTTCCCTCTCGTCGTTACGTAGTAGCAGGTATCATCTTCAAGGATGATAAGGGTAGGGAGATGGACTACGACGGTAAACCACGTGGAATTATGGTTCCATCCTCTGTTTACCAGGATATCGTTGAACTTTACCTCGACGAGGATGAGGCTGGCGATATGACTGATCCTAAGAACGGCTACGATATTAAGATTGAACGTACTGGTACTGGTCAGTATGACACTTCTTATTCAGTTCGTAACTGTAAACCTACTAAGATGGACAAGAAGCTCCTCAAGGTAGTTGATCTTCAGGAGATCGTCAGATCTCAGATTAAGTCTTACGACGAGCTGGAGGAGGAATTGAATAACTTCCTCAACAACGTCTCCGACGATGATGACGATGACGACGAGCCAAAGAAGAAGAAATCCAAGGACAAGAAAAAAGACAAGAAGTCCAAGGATAAAAAGAAGGACAAGAAGAAACGTCATGGCGACATCTAAGGCGTACCTCTAATTAAGATATGTTCATACGATGTTTTTAAGTTAATTAAAAGGGAGGTAGTCTACGGGCTGCTTCCCTATTTTTATTTATACAGACACTATGGCAAGAAAGAAGATAAAAGTTCCAAGCTTACGGGACATACAGAAAAAATATCCAGGCCAGTACATTGCTTCTCAGGTAGACGAGAGTAGGATGCCGTGGCTTCCATCTAGATGCTTGGCTCTTAACAAGGTAATGGGTGGTGGTATACCATTCGGAAAGATCCTTGAACTATTTGGAGAAGAATCCTCAGGTAAGTCTCTACTGGCTTATGACTTTGCATATTGTGCTCAGTACCTAGATGGAGTAGTTCTATGGGTAGATGCAGAGCAATCCTTTACAAATGCTTGGGCAGAAACTAATGGCCTAGACCTATCAAGGGTAGTAGTATACCGAGAGACCTCCATAGAGAAGATCTCTGACTGGATAGCTATGCAAGCTCTGTATTGGAGATCTCAACTAACTCATAATGAGCCTATACTATTGGTATTAGACTCCATATCGGCCTTAGATACAGATCAGAACATTGATTCTCAGATGGACGGGGCTTCAGCCGATATGGGTAACCGAGCTAAGGCTATCTACAAGTACTTTAGGATTCGTAATGAGATGTTATACTCTTTAGGCATCACTCAGGTATACATTAACCAGTTACGTAAGAATCTTAAAGCTGGTATGTTTGAGGATCCAGATACTACTCCTGGAGGTAAGGCTTTGGCATTCTATGCTCATATCCGTATCGGTATGTACGGTGGTAAGCAGATCACTAAAAAGATAAATGGCAAAGAGAGGAAGATAGGTAGAGTAACTTCAATTAGAACTAAAAAGAATAAGGTTGCTCCTCCAGGACCTACTTTAAAGGGTACACCCATATACAACAACAGTAAGTATGTTGAGGTAGGTATAGACAGATTACACTTCCTCGACGAGATCCTCATAGAAGAAGAGGTTGTAGAGAAGAGTAAAGCTGGTGTATTTACATTTAAGGGTAATACTCTATGTAGGGGAGCTGAGAAATTTACTAAACTATTGGAGGATGACGATGACCTTCGTAGAAAGTTAATTAAGAAAGCTCATATAAATACTCTTGGTACTACTAAGAAGTTACTAGACAGTTTAGATACTAACCTATTCCCAATAGACGAAATAGATGGTGATTATGAAGAAGAAAACGAAGAAGAAGAAGAATAATGAACAGAAATCCTATCTACTTATAGATGGTGAAGGTTTGTTACATCAATCCTTTCATAAGTTCTCTAACCTTATGAGTAGGAAGGCTGTACCAACTGGAGCAATCTTCGGATTCTTCAAATCACTTCACCATTATATGTATAGGTTTCAGTGTAACGATGTATATGTGGTTTTTGACAATGGCCACTCTAAACATCGTGATAGTTTATTGCCTACCTACAAGGAGCATCGCAAGAGGGTTGATATTGATTATGAATCCCTGCAGGCTCAAAAGAAAAATATTATGGCAGTTTGCAGGATGCTAAGAATTAAATATATCTTCGATAAAGAAAAATCTTGTAATTATGAAGGTGATGACTTCTTGGCATACCTAACTCTTAAATACTTACCAAGGAAAAGTAAGATTGTAATTGTTACTGCTGATAAGGACTTCAACCAATTACTTAGAGGCCAGACAGTAAAGATCTTCAATCCACGTAAGGATCAGTTGGTATTTGAATCAAATTGTAAGACTATCTATGGCTACAAATCTTCAGAGACTGTAGATTGGCTTTCACTAATCGGAGATACTTCTGATGATATTCCTGGGTATAAGGGTATAGGAGAAAAGAAGGCTAGGCAATTCTTAGATACTTATGGTTCAATAGAGGCTTACTTAGCCCAGGATCAATGTCTATCAGACGATAAGGGTCATACTAAGATGTTAGAGGTTTATAACCGTAACAAACAACTGATTGATCTGAAGTGGTATGTAAATCATATTAAGCTTGATAAGCTTCCTCTTAAAGACTACAAGGATTCAGTGATCCAAGAGAAGAAATTAAAGAAATTCTCAGACGAACACAACCTTGATTCGTTCAATACTGATATATTCAAAAGAACTTTTATAGAACAACTAGAAGGATGGAAAACAAACGATTAAACATTATGTTTGCTGGCGCCAGTGGTGTTGGTAAAACAACTTCTGCTAAAGCTGTAGAAGACAGTTCATGTACGAATTGGACTCCAGATGATGCAGAGTTCTCTATACCTTTTGTATCTGGTTCTGTATCTGATCTTCTACCTAAAACAAAAGATATGCCTCATGCAGACATGTTATCAAGAGATCCTAAAGATCTGTACATGGAAGATTATCAGATACTTAATCTGAGACAGAAGTTATTCAGAGAACAGATAGAAAAAAGTGGTAACTTCGTATCAGACCGGTCTTTCTTAGATTCTGCTGCTTACTTCTTATATAAGCAGGCAGATAAGATACCGGCCTGTGAGGTAGAAGCTTTCTTAGGTCTCTGTAAGCAGTTAACCAATACTTACTGTACTCACCTGATCCTATTCGATTTCAATGTAGATATGCTACATGAGTGGAACACAGAAGATAACGGTAAACGTATCAAGAGTAATTATTTCCAGATGGAGATCACTACAATCATGAAGATGGTACTTGATATCTGGGGTATAACTTGTTTAGGTTTCCCTATCAATAGGCTAGCAGGTGGAGGTTGGTTTAAACAAGATAACCTCCTGGACTACGGAGCTGAGAAATACCTTATCTCAAGCATCTATGGTCAAACTAAGGTACTACTCTGTAAAGAGGTAAATAGAGAAATACGTAACAAACTTATTTGGCAGTTTATACATGGCAAAATCTAAAAAACTTATGGCAATAGTCTTCTCAGATTTACACCTGAATCTATGGTCTAAATTCAATGAAGATCTTCAGAGGACTAAGGTAGGTTTTAAGGTACTGCACCATATAGCCGAGATCTGTTGTAAAAAACAGGTCCCGGCTTTGTTTTGTGGAGACCTTTTTCATAAACCCGAGGCTTTGGATCAAGACGTAGCCTTGATTATGAAAGAACATCTTGATGAGTTCTACTACAAGTATCCTCGTTTTAAGTGCTATGCTATCGAAGGTAATCACGATCTTAAACATAAGAATGTTCTTAACCCAAATGACCCAAATGATCGTTCAACTCTAACTAAAGGTTGGATATCTTTCTTCGAGAACGATAGAGGTAATCATTCTACATTTACTATTATCTCTCCAAAAACACCAGCTGCTATGCTTGGTGTAGGTACTGACTGTATGGTACATGGAGTACCTTATTTGGATCATAATATAGGTTTAACTCAGTATGTAAAAACTCTCAAGCTGATGGAAGGCTATAAACATATCCTTCTGTTACATACAGATTACCCAGGAGCCCAGGATACTGATGGTAGGCCAGTAGATTCTGTAGAGAACTTAAATATGAATGTTCTTAATCGATTTGATCTGGTACTCTGCGGACATATTCATAAACCACAAAGACTGGGTAAGAAGGTATACATGATTGGAGCTCCTTATCAGCAACGTCGTACTGATAAAAACTGTAAGATGGGCTACTGGAAACTTTACTCTGATTTATCGATGAAATTTGTACCTTTGAAAGGTTATCCTAAGTTTATCGATGTAGATAGCCAAGATGAGGTTAAGGATGATGGCAATTATTATACCGTAATTCCTCAGAAAGCTAGTGTAGAAGAAGTAGTTAAACATAAAATTACTAAGCAGCTTTCTAAAAAGAAACTAGCTAAACGCTATATGAAGACCAAAGGTATCAGCGATAAGAACAAAGAGAGTTTATTGATTAAGGTATTAGAAAAATCCGAAGACTTATGATTACATTCCTAAAGATACATATAAAGGGATTCTGTTCCTATGTAGAAGAAGTTACTGTAGATCTGAACACTCATCAGACTACTCTGATAAAAGCTCCTAATGGTTTTGGTAAGAGTACTATATTCTCTGCCTTGACTTGGGCTTTGTATGGGAAATCTCTGAAAGGTAAGTCTGAGGTTAATACTTGGAAACAGTATCAACCAAAAGATTATACTGGTACTTTAGTTGAGGTATTCTTCCAAAGAGATGACAGTATCTACAAGGTAACTCGTTGTCAGAACTATACAGAGGTTCTTGAGGATGGAGCTAAAGGTAAAGATCGTCTACTACTCCAGAAGGATGCTGAGGTTCTCAGTATTAAATCTAAAACCCAAATTCAGGATAAGTTGAATGAGGCAGTAGGTATGACATATAAACTGTTTATCAATTCACTTATGTTTGGTCAAGGCATTAAGAGGTTGGTAGAAGAGTCTAATGCAGATAAGAAGAAACTCTTCGAGGAGGCTTTTAACCTGAACTTCATCAACTTGGCTAAGGGCATAGCTACAGAAGAAAAGAATAAGGTATACAACGAAGTTAGAGACTTCGAATCTCAGTTGGAATCTCTACAGAAAGAGTTAACTACTACTCATGAAGCTTTTAAAGACCTGTGGGAAAGGGAGAAGAACTTCAAAGATACTTTACGTAAAGAGAAGAAACGTTTAACAAAAGAACGTACACGTTTAACTCAAGAACTCATTCAGATTAAGAAAACCTACAGTGAGGATAAAGAGAATCTAGTAGCTCTGAAGATTAAAAGAGTTAAGAAATCTTTAGAAGAAGTTAGAAATGGACTAGCAACTGCCAAGAAAGTTTCTAATATACCACTTTTAGATCTGATTGAGGAGGTTATTAAATTATTAAAGAAAGGTAAGGTTAAGAATGCTTTGGATAGTATGTTAAAAATCCGAAAAGCCTTCAAAGATATAGACAGATTACAAGATGAAAGAGAAGAATTGCAAGATACTCTATCTACACTCCAGGACAAGCAGCGTAGTTTGGACAAATCAAGGAGAGAAGCTGATGAACTCTCTGATGAGATTGCGGAAGTTGATGAAAAAATACGGAACCTTAAAACTGAAAAGCTAAAGGTCGTATCTCCAAAGTATAAGAAGAAACAAGAGAAAATTAAAGAGGAGATTAAGGCTGTTAAAAGGAGGCTTAATAAATACCAAGAGAAGCTTGATGATTATGAGTGGCTTCTGAATGACCCATTATCTAATAAGGGTATAAAAGCTTTCCTATTTGATTCAAGCCTTGACTTACTTAATCATACCTTGGACAGTTATGCTTCTGTACTTGGATTCAAGATCTCATTCGAAGTAGACTTAGGTTCTACTAAGAAAGACTTCGTAACATTGATTGAGAGAGATGGTATTATCATAGATTATGATGATCTATCTGGTGGTGAACGTCAGTTATGTAATGTAGCTATGGCATTTGCAATGAATGAATCTATGACTGCCTCTAAGGGTATAAATATTGCTTTCTTGGATGAGGTATTTGAATCCCTTGATGCCGAGAACATAGAGTTAGTGATATCTCTGATCAATACGGTTTACGAGGATAAATCTCTATTCCTAATTACCCACCACGAATCATTACCATTGTCAAATGTTAAGACCATGCAGGTAGTAAAGGCACATGGTCGTAGTACCATTAAATTACTATAATGGTATAAACAAATGACAAGACAATGAACAGTAAGAGAAAAGGTAACAAATTCGAAAGGGTCATCTCGAAATGGCTTTCTGAATGGTCCGGCTTTAAGTTTGAAAGAAACAGAGCCGGATCAGGGGCTTGGCATTCTAATAAGGATGCTGGGGCTGATATAACCTGCACCGACCCAAGACATACTCATCGGTGCAGGTTATCTATTGAGTGTAAATCTTATAGAGATATTCGTTTTGAACATACTCTATTAGGTACAAAGGGTAGTGAGATAGAAAAGTTTTGGAATCAGGCGGTAACTGATGCAAAACGAACTGGTAAAGTACCTATGCTTATAATGAGGTATAATTCTATGCCTAAAGAAGAGTTCTTCTTGGTAGTAGATTCAGACCTTGCAGATGGCTTTCTCACAGAAGGTATGTATGACCATAGATTTATGGCAATAAGTACGCCTGAGCTTTCCCTGTATGTCTTTATGGCTAGTGCCGTTAAGAAAGAGGTATCTTATAAAGATATACACAAACTCGCTAAAAACCTATTAAAGAACTCCTAAAAACTTCTTAGTCTTATGAAAAAGAGGAAGAAATTCACTTATTGTATCTTCTATCTAGAGCGTAAGCTTTATAAGAAGATAAATGAACAGTTGGTAGATGAAGGATACACAAGAATCAAAGCGATCGTGCCTACGGTTAATATCCTGAGGAAAACAATTAAAGGTAAGATGGTCTTTGAGGAAGAGCCAGTCCTATTCAACTATGGATTCATTAAG